TCAAACCATCAATGGCAAGAAACGAATGTTCACTTCAACAAAAGTTCTTCACATATCAAAATACAAAGCAGGGAGAGGGTATGGTTCTTCACCGATTGTTCCTTTGATGAATACTATTGCAGGGCATCTAAACTTATCGAATTACATAAACGAATCATTCACTGGCACATTACCAAAGACGATTCTCAATGTTGGAGATGTTTCTAACGCTGAAATGAAATCTATGCTAACCATGCTTGAGCAACAGTTGAGCGGGGGCAAATCACCATTTGGTCTTGTAGCGGTTAATGGTGGAACAGGGTTTCAAACTGTTCGATTACTCGACTCTATGAAAGATGGTCAGCATTTGGATTTACTTTACTATTACAGGGAAGAGATATGTGCAGTATTCGGCATACCTCCAATGAAACTTGGTTGGGTGCAAACAGGTAAAATGTCAAATCCAGAAACACAACTCGACTCTTGGTACGATGTTGTTGAAGCATATCAATACAGAATAGAATCTATGGTAAATCATAAGATACTACCACTGTTGGGGGTTAAAGATTACAGGTTCAAGTTTAATTCAATTCGACCATCTAAACAAAAGGTAATGGCCGAAGTTGTTAGGGCGCAGGGTCAGGCTATCGCCGCTCTTAGACAAGAGGGAGTTATTAGCATCAATGAGTCACGGCACATGCTCGGACTTGAAGCAATACCCGAAGCAAACGCCGATGACCCGTCTTTCTTATCACCAAAATTAACTATTAATCAGCGTCAAGAAAGTTTTCAAACTTTTTCGGAAAACTTTTCGGAAGCCCCAGTCGGGCATTATGACTATTGGGTTATGAAAGCCGATAGTGTTGAGAACGGACAGTATGTATCTTGGACTACCCAAAAAGGAAAATATGTCGGTCAGGTTTCATCAGTGATAACTTCCGGTGAAGTAGCGGTTGTTACTTCAAGTGGAGGACAAGAAACAATTGAGGCAAGTGAAGATAATGCAGTTGCACGGGTTGTTGTTTATGTTGATAACGAAGATGGAACATATAGCCGCAGTGATAGAAGCGTTCCAGTAAAAGTATCTATGCTAAGAGTAATTAAAGAACCACAAACAAAGAAAGTGGCGGCGGGTGTGAGAAAGACATTGGCAGAGAAAGCCAAGAAACATAACGCCTCTGTTAGCACACCCACTAAAAAGACAAGCACCCGAACCCTTGTGTCAGTCTTCCGAAGGGGAGAAGGTGCATACAATTCTAACCCTCAATCTGTGCGACCTTCCGTGAGTAGTGCTGACCAATGGGCTTATGCGAGAGTCAATTCATTCTTGTATGCTTTGAAAAATGGCAAGTGGAGGGGTGGCAAACATGACCAAGATTTATTTCCAAAAGGACACCCACTATCAAGTAAGAAGTCTGTTGAAGATGAAGAGATAACAGAGGACATTATAGACAAGAGAGCATTAACAAAAAAAGACAGAATCCCACCACAGGGAGTTAGAAGTGCTTGTAAGACAGGAATAAAACTCTTTGAAGATGGTTACGGTGGGTCAGGATTAGAAGGAACAACTGTAAAAGAAGCAAGAGCAATTGCACGGGGTACTGCAATAACTGTTTTCAAGGCTAAGAAAATGATTAGATGGTGGGGAAGAAACGCTCGATTCTTAGATGAGCCGAAAGATAGTCCAGCATGGACTGCGGCTATGCTTTGGGGTGGCCGTGCGGGTAAATCGTGGGCTTCTAAACTCAAAAGAGCCTTAGATGCGGAGGATTAATCTTGTCTAAAATGCTTCAAAACATGAATGCAACTGTTAGTGTAAATCATGCTATATTCAACAGAATAGGTTTGAAGTTTCACATGCTCGCTGCGACAATGGGCGGTGAGTTTAGCAGAGATTGTTCAAAGAGGATTGCTGAATTTATTTTGAGAAAAGCAAAAAAATTAGTTCCAGTTAGGACTGGGCGACTTAAGAAAAGTGGCAGGGTGGTTATGACCCCCGATAGGAAGGGATATACAGTCAGGTTTGGAAATTCTAAAGTTCAATATGCGTCAGTGGTTGAATATGGCCGTTCCGCATTTGCACCAATGCGACCTCAACCATATTTACGACCTGCCGCTCAAATGGCGAGAAAGAAAATGAAGTCCGTTCCTCAAGAAGTGTTCAACAAAAAGTTTAGAAGAATCTTCCCAAGAATCATGGTATAGACAAAACTGTTATATAGGTGCATCGTGTAGGACTATACATGCAAGACGCAAGCCCCCCGAACCCAGACATGACAGGAACAGATAACCCAGTTGCTAACCTAACTTACAAAAGAGCATACAGGAAGAAAGAGAATAGCACGCCTTTATCGGGTGAATCATTTTCTCACGAAGGCGAATATTATCAAGGTCTAACTTACCTTGTTTCTCTCAAAGAATTGACGGCTGATGAAAAACTACACATTAATAATTTAGTTGAAGCAAACTCCGACTCTCATGTATTGATTGCAGAGAAAGTTGGTTGGAGTTACCATCACCACTTGTATGTGCGAATTGACAACAACAACTTTCAGCAAATGGTATTAGGTTGGTTGCTTTACTAAAGTATATACAATATGCTTATATAGTAGTGATGTATAGGACTAAACAGAGGCGAGAGAGATGACACCGGAAGAAATAGGAAAAATGAAATTTATAGATGAAGTATTGGCAAAGCATAAAGAAACAGACGACTGGTTTCAGGCTTTTACCCAAGTTGCACAAAAATTCTTTGACGAATCGAGGGTGTGAATTGGATAAGAATGCTAAGAAGTTGAAGAAGTTTCCACTTTGGATAAATTATAGAGCCTATCTATTGGCTAAAGATTCATTGGCAAATCCAAAGAAACTGTTTTACGGTTCGGAGGCACTTGACATAGTGTTAGCCAACAAACCAAGAATGGTTGGGAATAACTTTACTCCACATAACAAATACTTAGGAACAACTACAATATCTTACTTCTTGAAGCGTTGGGGATGGACTAACATAAGGGGAACAAAGCATAGCACATGGCATTTTGCTAAGGATGAAGAATGGTTAGAAAATCTATATCAAGAAATTTTTCAACAAACTCCAGAGAACTATGAAGCAAAGGAAGTGTATTAAACCCTTTATCATAGACACCTTTCTATGGTGGACTTTGGTAAAGCCGTTTTCTTGGATGACGATAAAATATTCAATGCCATTAAAGGCAATACGGAAGAAGCCGTATTTGAATACAGGATGATTGTTCCTTTCAAGGTTGATAAAAGCGTTGATGAAGATAATTACAAAAAAGACGATGACGATGTTGTTGTCTATGGTCCGGTATATGTCGGAGATGAAGCCATGCTTGACCGACACAAGGAAATGGTTGAGCCTAAAGCAATATTAGACTCTTGGAAATCTTACATGAAGAATCCAGTTATTCTATACAATCATAGAAAAGACTACGGCGTTATCGGAGTTATGGAAAATGTCGAGATGGGTTCTTATGAGGATGAGGACAGGAAGATTAGCACAGTTATGGGGCGTGCAAGAATTGACGGTGGAGAAAAAGACATTGTTAGAAAGATTAGAAAGGGAATGCTTAGGTCATTCTCTATTGGTTTCATAGCAAAAGCCGCAGTAAAGGAATGTCCTAATGACAAGGAAGATGAATCTTGCTATGTTAGATTTACTAACATTGAATGGATTGAAACAAGCGTGGTTGATATTCCCGCTTCACCAAATGCTCTCTTTGATGTTGAGAAGTCTTTAGTTTCTTATACAGGTTCTAAAGACATTATTGGCGGAGATGGTTGCGGTGGTTGCGGTTGTGGTGGAAATCATACAGAGGAAAAGCACATTGTAGCAGTTGAAGAAACCGAGGACAGTTATGTTATCGAGTTTGGTAAAGCCGAGCCAATGGGCGCACCCGACCAAGATACTGAAATGGAAGAACTGCGCCAACAATTAGCACACTTGGAAGAAAAGTTCAAACAGGCTATTGCCACCGATAGCGTTAATACCCATATAGAGAAGGAAAGTTCCATGTCTGATGAGCAAACCTCCGAAGAAGTAATTGAAGAAGTTGAAATCAAGGAACAAGAAATAGAAGTTCCAACCGAAGAAATAGTCACTGTTAAAACCGAAGAGGTTGAAGAAGTTCTTGAAGAAG